ACTGAACTTGAGATTTTTCAAGTCAAGAATAGTTACGTCTGTGTCCTCAACTATGTCATGTAATAATGCAACTATCTTTTCATTATATCCTTTTACGTTAAGCATAACACGGATAGGATGCCAAATATATCTTTTTCCCGCTCTGTCTTTTTGTTTCCAATGTTTAATTACACAAAGAAAAAAAGCTTTAATTAATAACATATTTTTCTCCTTTTATTATTTTATCAGCCACGTCTTTTTTTATTTCTTTACAGTCAACAGCTCCTTCTAACAGAATTTTTTTGAACCAAAATGTATTTTCTTTCCATTTTCTTTCTATGAAATTATAAGAAAAAACAGTATTATCTTTTTTCTTGATAAGTATTGTATTTAAGTCATCTAAATAATACATTTCTTTCATATTGTCTCAACTCCTCTTGGATTTCTTATTTTAAGACTCAATTTTTCCATTTCCTTTTTAAGTTCTTTTCTTCTTTTTTCATTTGTTTTAATATCTCTATATTCTTCGTAAAGTTTATGTAAAATACCATTTTTAAGTTCAAAACTTTCTTTTGTGTGATACTGCATTTCTATTTTAACACCATTTTTTTCAATAACAGTATTAATTCCTTTATACACACTTCCGTCTTGCCAAGTATTCCCTATTTTTATTATATTATAGTTTTCTTTTAAAATCAACTCTTTTATTTTATTATATTCTTCTGTAAAAGTTTCAAAATCCAGTATAGTAGTGTATCTTAGTATATCTTTCATGTTATTAAAAATTTCTGTTTTACTAACGGCTCCATTTCTTTCCAAGAATTCTTTTTCAATTTTTCTAAATAAACTATCTTTTGTTTTTATTCTAAAATCTAACCCTTCAAGATGCCCATCAGATTCGCCTATTATACGTTTTATGTCATTTGTTATCAAAGGTTCTTGTTTAACTAAATCTTTATACAGATTTTCGATTTCTTCCGATTCCTCCTTTGGTGTTTCGTTAACTGTATCAGATTCAATATCAGCATATTCATAAGGGACAGTAGTACTTCTGCAGTGAGGGTGCATAGGCGGATAATTTTCCCCTTCCGTTGCATCTTCCGTTTTAAATACTTCCCCGTTAAGATCCGAACACGTGTGACTTGTCCTGCTGTCCAATACCGCCAAAAACTGATATTTAACAACTCCTGCATCCATATATCCCATAAGCGTTGCCTGGTTCTGAATGTGGTTGGTTTCAGTTCTTACCAGTCTTTCAGCATTTTTATAACTTGTCTCAAATTTTTTAGCTATGTTCTGTGACATAGTCCTGTAGTTAAGTCCTTTATTTAGACCCATAACCACTTCGTTTTTTATTGCTTTTGCCAGATTGTCAGTGTTACTCCATATCCTGCTTGAATAGTTGGCTCCGCTCCAGTCATTTTCCAGTGCTTTCTTTACTACACTGCTGCTGATTACACCTTTTTTAAAATGCAAATCCTCTGTAAGTGATGTGTATGTGTCCTTGTAAACTTCGGTTAACGTATCTGTCACTTTATTATTGATTCTTTCTCCTGCCTGTATGAGCTCATAATCAATACCAGCTTTCAAGCTGTCCAGTCGACTGATACGGCTCCTGTATGCCAGTGTTTCAAGTTCAACTGACAGTTTCCTGAATTCAACGGGATTAGTTTTTTTAAGCCTTTCGATTTCCTTTACATATTTTTCTATATCGTACCGCCACTGTTTATATTCAGCACCACGGAGTAATGTATTGGCCTGAATTTTGTCAACACCTAACTTTTTTAACTCGCCGTGGTATCTCGCATATAAAAGTGCTATTTTATTATTTATCTCCTTGTTGCTTTCCTTAAGTATTTTCACATAATCTTCATATGCTTGGGTACCTTTTTCAAATGATAGCTCTTCCCTTGCAAGCTGTCTTTTCTTCCAGTATTCCTTACTCTTCATTTGCTAACCCCTTATATTCCAGAGGCTGTTCGGTCTGATTTTCTTTTTCAATCTTCTTCAGTTCCGCTTCAGTATCTTCAATGAAAGGTAACAGTGAGATTAAACTCTCCTGTGACACAACTCCGTGTAGATTTGTTATGACGTTGGAAAGCTCAACTAAGTTTTCAGGAGTGTTTCTTGTAAATATTTTCTGTATGTCCAGCGGTACCAGATTCAAGTTGAAATAATCTAAAATCAGTCCTAGCCTCTCGTTCAATGCTTTCTTAAAGTACATTTCCTTCTGTGCAGATAACTGCTCCAGTGCCAACAGTTTATATCCCAGTGCCACTCCTGAACTATTCCCTGCAAACTGTTCATCCTGCATGTCTGGTATAAAAGAAAATTTATGTATGTCCTGATTCAGCCTGTTTTTATTGTTCTGGGAATATGTATCATTTACATTTTTTATCAGCCATTTAGCATCTCCATTTTCTCCCAAAAGCATCACTTTATTTTTTTTCAGACTTTTTATATCTTCTTCATCTGTTCCCTGCATGTTAGTTAGTACAAGGATTGCATCCGTAAAGTCCTTCATGTCGTCCAATGATGTTGACACCGCTTCATTATATCCGTCAATCAATGTGATTACTTTTTCAAAATCTCCCAGTTTCCGCTTGTTGTTAGCAAATTCAATAAGCGGCACCCTGTTAAATCCATGCAGTCTGGTTTCTCCCTGTACCTGAGGTGTCAACACAATCCCTTTATAATCCATCACGGAAGTGAATGTGCTGGCAGTCACAGTTTTTTCGTCGTAAATCTCCAAAGTATATACATACTCGTTATTTTCGTTTTTCTCTCTGCTCCAACGGACTGCATATTTAATGTTTTTATCTATCGTATTATCCCTTATGACAAATACATCTCGAGGATCCAATACTTTAAAGTTTATTGTATTGTCTATATTTTTATACCATAATTCGTATGAACATCCGAAAATCGAACAGTTTTCCGCATGTTCAAAGTTGCATTGCTGCTCCTCTTCCGTAGCCAAATATTTTCCGACCATCTCATATTCATTGATTAGATTTTCCTTTAACAGCTTATAGTTTATACTTTTTCCAATAAAATATGCCGTTGCTATTGTGGTTATATAGCTTGGGAAATTGTGAATAAGCTTACTGTCCTGTTTTTCCTTAAGCCTGTCCTGTTTTTCCAGTATTTTGTGTTTCCCTGTATAATAATCTTCCAGTTTCTGCAATCTCGTCAATCTGTTCACTAAAAAGTCCCATAATGCTTTTTCCAGCACTGTTAATTGCATACCTATCTCACCCCCAGTATATTTTTATTAATCGTGGTCATACGATTGTTTCTCATATAGTCCTCCAGTGCATATCTCATGGCGTCCATGAGATGGTTAAATTCATCTATCGGTTTATTGATTGCCTCTCCGAATTTATCCTTGTCCCAGGCATAGTTGGAAATCTCTGTTAAAAAATTTACGCATCTCGGATGGATAAAAATTTTAAAATCCTGGATAAACTGTATCCCTGCGTTAATACTGTCTTTTCCTTTTTTAGATGCTTTTATTCTATGAAGACCTAAACCTCTTAATTGTTCTATACTCTTTGGTTCTGCACTGTCGGCAGTTATAATTTCCTTCCTGAATCCTAGTTTTTCTATATTATTATAAATAGCTGTGTTCTGCATTCCTTTCTGGTATATTTCGTCAAAAACATAAATTTCTTTTTGTTCCATATCCACTACCCCACAAAAAAAAGCAGCAGGGTCGTTGGTATACCCGAAATCCAACCCAAATTCTGCCTTCGCCTTTCTTCTTTTGTTTAAAATTTCTCTCCAGTCAAATTCCTTTTCTTCCCAGTTCTCATATACCAGCCCTTCAACTATTCCCCAGTTTCCAAGCCCTGCGACCTGATAACGTCTAGGGTTGTTCTTCTTCATGTCCTCAAACAGCTTTTTATCGCTTTCGTCAAGCCATTCATTACACATGTAGTTCGTTGTCTTTGCCATTATGTTTTCATCCTCGACATCAAAAAATCTCTTCTTAAGCCAGTGCCGTTCGTTCCAGGGATTGAAGCTGATTATAAACTGCTTGAATAGAGGTGGCTCCACAATACCCCTGATACTTTCATCCAGCATATTGAAATCCTGTTCCCTGTTTATCTCATATGCCTCTTCACACCAGCACCAACATAATACTCCTTCTGATACAGATATTGACGTTATCTTAAGCGGATCATCAAATCCCCTGAAAAGTATTTTCTGTCCTGTCGGTATGTACGTTATTTCAAGCGGACTTTCCTTAAATTCCCAGTATTCAAGTACGCCCAGCCTGTTAATTGCCCATCTTAAATCTGAATAGCAACTGTCTTTAAGCGTTCTGTACACTTTACGCACAACAAGGGTATTTGCACCCCTGTACTTCATCATGCTGTAGATTATCCACAGTGCTATGGTCTTGCTTTTCTTACT